CTGGTAGATCTAAACAATCTTCTTTCAACACACGATAAGAAAAGTTTTCTAGTTTCTTTGCAAGCTCAGGTAGTCTTCTGTAACTACCAACGATTTGCACACGTCGACCACCAAAATTTCTTTCTAGCATGTGAGCGTAACGAGATCTGTACGCATAGTATGACTCGTAACCAAGATGATATGGGTCTAGGAACTTGCATTGACTAAATAAGTCAAGCGGCGATTTTGTAACTGGTGAGCCTGTTAAGATTCTACGATACTTTGCTAGATCCCCTATTGTTAAAATGTTTTTTGTTCTCTTTGCTGTCGGGTTCTTGATTGTCGTAGATTCATCAATTCCTATCAAAGCTCTTCCAACAAATATGTTAAGGAAACTTCGAGCAAAGTCCAGACCTTTTGATGTAGAAAATGCTTCTACGTTCATTATCAATATCTTAAGGTCACTGCCACCGTCCATCAATGTGTCTAATTCAGCTTGTTTTCTCTTTGTAATATTTGACTCCCACAACACTTTGGTGTGTTCTACATGATCTGGCAGGTGAACCGGAAACTCTATGGCGTCCCAGTTTTTATACACACCCTTTGGTGCGATCACTAGCGCGCCTTTGATAGCGCCTCTGTCGTAAAGCATAGCGATATTATCAACGAGGACCTTGGATTTACCTGTACCCATTTCCATAAATAAAGCGTAGGTTTCTGAGGCCCAGGACTTTTCTAATGCCTTGAGTTGATGCTCGTATGGCTTAGTTTTAAACTTATAATGTTTTATCATATTTTCTTTCTTGACATTTATATAATCATGACTATCTTGGAAGTCAAGAACAATAGGAGAAAGAAATGGATAAAGATAAGATAATACAGTCACTACTAAAACTGTTGCAAAAAAACAACAGTGAAATAATTAATTTAAATATTCAAGTAGATGACTTGACAGATAAACTAAACGCAGCTATGGCTGAAGAAAAGAAAGAAAAAAATGAGGAATCAAATATTCGAACTGTACAAACCGAAAAGCCTAACTAGTTTTTTAGAGTTTATAAAAGAGAACCCTGACGAAAATTTTGTGTATGTGCTACAGCACCCACCACAAAATATAAATATATTGCCGGCATCAGACTTTGGCTATCTAGTAATTTGTTTACCAGAAAACTCACAGATGATGTTTAGTCCGGGTCCTTTCATACACAAGATGAGAAAAAATTTACGAGATTTTAAACCGACCGACTACATACTTTGCACAGGTGATCCTGCTATAATAGGTTTGTCTACAGCAATAGTATCTGATTATACAGGTATGTTTAATTTACTGAAGTGGGATAGACAGGAGCGTAGATACTATCCTTTATCATTTAATTTAAGAGGAGCGATAGATGAGTGAGATAGATTTTGAACAAGATCAACAAGAGATACTAGAAAAGACAGATATCAATACGTTGGCAACATACTGTAGAGAATTGCAAACGTATCAAAACGATATTGAAAAACTAGAAGAATTGTTAAAATACAAGAAAGAACAAGCAGACAAGATTGGTTCAGAGATAATACCGAACCTGCTCGCAGAGCAGGGTTTGGCGTCTTTGAAATTGGCTGATGGCAGTTCAGTAGACATAAAGAAGTCTTACAACTGCACCATTAAAAAAGATCAAATGGAATCAGCCTTTGAATGGCTTCGTAATAACGGACTGGGCGACATCATTAAAAATGAAGTTGCAGTGCAGTTCGGAAAGGGCGAGGATAACAAGGCAGAGCAATTGCTTGGCCTTGCAGTGCGAGAGGGTTTTGAACCCTCGCAAAAGCAGAAGGTAGAACCTATGACTTTGAAAGCACTCTTTAGAGAGCGTATCGAGGCCGGCCTCGATATGCCCTCGGAATTCTTTCACACTTTCGTGAAGGATCAAACTAAACTAGGCCGGAAATCATGAACAAGGAGAAAAGAAACATGAACCAAGTAGCAAAAAAAGAAAAGTCAGACATCGCCTTAACAGGTATGTTTGAACAAGACCAAGCTGGTGGCATGGATGGAATGGGTCAAGGCGATTTTGCCATGCCCTTTCTACGAGTGTTGGGCCAGCTATCCCCGGAGGTAAATGAACGGGATGCCAAGTATGTTGAAGGTGCAAAGGCAGGTATGATATTCAATACCGTGACTAAGCAGGCGTATGATGGTGTGAAGGGAGTCAACGTAATACCGTGTGGTTACAAGCGCGAATACGTTGAGTGGAGTGATAGAGGTGAGGGCACAAGTGCTCCTGTCGCTATACACTCTGTTGATAGTGGTATGTTAGAAAAGACCACTAGAGGAGCGGACTACAAAGATAGATTACCAAACGGTAACTATCTTGAAAATACCGCGTCTTACTTTGTGATGTTGGATGACATGTCACAAGCGTTGATTACTATGAAATCAACACAGCTAAAGGTAAGCAGGTCATGGAATTCCATGATGAACAGTATCAAGCTGAAAGGCAAGAATGGTATGTTCACACCGGCTGCTTACAGTCACGTGTATAATCTTAGCACAGTGCAACAATCAAATGACAAGGGAACTTGGTTTGGTTGGAATGTGCAAAAGATTGGTCCTATACAAGATAAGAACTTGTATGAGGCCGCCAAACAGTTTGCTTCGAGCGTGGGTAACGTTCAGGTAAAACATGGTGCGGACGGACAAAATACCACTGAGTCTAAGGACGAGGTGCCGTTTTAATCATGAAGAAGGAGACGCGTAAGTATATCCCCCCTTATGCGTCTCTGACGTTTGATGAGTATTGGCTCGAGCAAGATGAGCTGTGGGATATGAGTTTAAAAGAGTCTAAAAGACAGAAAGAAGAAAGGTTAAAAAAATTAGATGAACAAAATTTGTCCAACATGTCAGAAGACATTTCCGATAACGAAATGGCAAAGGGGTAAAATATATTGCACAGAAATGTGCAAACCCAGGAACGCCAACTACGTGCCAACAGGTAATCCAGTGGGGAGGCCTAAAGCCAAGAAATGAAATTCAAAGAAATATTTGAAGGCAACAACAGTGCCTATGGCATAATGAAATTGACTGGCGAGGTCAGTGATAAAGGTAAAGCTGTAGCAAGAGCACTGATAAAAAGAGAAGAGGTCACCGAGGATCTTTGGTCTGATCACATAGAAGGTAAAGAACCCGCACTAGGTATAATACCTATCAATGAAAACAACGAATGTAGATGGGGCTGTATTGACGTTGACATATATAATTTAGATCATGTGACTATCATGCGTAACATAAAAGGCATGGGGTTTCCATTGGTAACTTTTAGATCAAAGTCTGGTGGTGCACATTTATTTTTATTTGCAAAAGAATTTATACCTGCTGCATTGATGCAGTCAAAACTCAAAGCAATGTCAGAGGCTTTGGGCTATACAGGTAGTGAGATATTTCCGAAACAAACTGAAATATTAGTTGAACGTGGTGACACAGGTAATTTTTTAAACTTGCCATATCACGGTGGTATTAGAGGATTGCGTTACACTTTCGAAGCTGGTGGTAACGCTGCTAGTTTAGAATCATTCTATTCTATATACGATGAGTGGGCACAGACAAAAGAACAGATTGAAAACATAGTTGTCAAAAAAGCAGAGGTCATAGAAATATTTCCTGATGGACCACCTTGTCTCAACCGTCTAGCAGAAGAGGGTTTTGGTGAGGGCTCTAGAAACAATGCGCTGTTTAATCTCGCAATATACAGACAGAAAGTTAGTCCAGACAACTGGCAAGATATATTAGAAGACGACAATCACAAATACATGAGTCCACCTTTGAAATCAGCTGAGGTACAAAACGTAATTAAATCAATAGGTAAGCGTGGCTATGATAAGTACAGATGTAAAGAACAACCTATTTGTGGTGTATGTAATCCTGCAAAATGCAGAACTAAAAAGTTTGGTGTTGGGTTTGAGGACGAGCAGATGCCTGAGTTGGATACACTTACAAAAATAAAATCAAATCCACCACAATGGTTTTTAAATGTTGGTGGTAGTAGAGTAGAACTAAAAACAGAACAGTTACACAACCCTAATCTATTTGCTATAGCTGTGTTGGATCAGGCAAACGTGGTATCACCTATACCAAAAGCAAAAGACTGGCGGGACATACATCTCAAGACATTGATGTCCAACCTGCAAGAAATAGAACCTTTGAAATCTTTAGATCCAAAAGAACATTTGTTAAATTTACTACAAGAGTTTACAGTGAACAGACCACAAGCTAGAACAAGGGACGACATACTACGTAAGATGGCGTGGACGGATGACGGCTACACATATTTTAGGATGGATGACTTCTATGCTTTTTGCAAAAGAAACAATTGGGAGATGGATAGAATTAAAACAGGTAACCTATTAAAAAGTTTGGAAGATATTTTTGAGAAAGAAACAAGACTAAAAGTCAAAGAGCAACAACCACACCTAGTCAAAATAAAAGCTATGAAAAAAACATCACCAACAATTAGTCCCATAAAGTATGAGGAGTCACCGTTTTAATGAAAACAATAATACTAGGACCACCGGGTACAGGTAAGACAACTACACTATTAAATTTAGTGGAAGAGTTTTTACGTGATGGTGTTGACATAAAAAAGATAGGTTATTTTTCTTTTACAAAGAAAGCTGCATGGGAAGCAGCCACAAGAGCAGAAGAAAAGTTTATGATAGATAAAGATGACATACCTTATTTTAGAACACTACACTCACTGGCGTTTAGAGTTTTAGGTTTGAAAAAAGAACGTGTTATGAAACACGAAGACTACAGAGAGTTTGGTTTGAAGTGTGGCATACCAATACAAACAGCATGGCACAATGAAAGTGATGGTGTATTTAACTCTGACAATGAGTATCTTAGAATAATAAATGCAGCTCGCGTAAAGGAAATTGATGTGTTAGATCAATATGATAGGCACAATCACACTCTAGACATAGAGCGAGATCTGTTATATCTTTTAGATCAGGAACTTAGTAAATATAAAAAAGAGAAAGGCTTAATAGATTACAATGATATGTTGGAGCAATTTATTCGACAAGATGTATCGCCATCTTTCGACGTATTATTTATTGATGAAGCACAGGACCTCTCACCTTTGCAGTGGAGAATGGTCAGGTCTTTATGGTCGAAAGCAAACAAAACCTACGTGGCAGGGGATGATGATCAAGCTATATTTAGATGGGCTGGCGCTGACGTTGATACTTTTATCGCACTTAAGGAAGAAGTAGATTACGTGAATACACTGAGTCAGTCTTATCGTATACCTGGTGGACCAATACACGAGCTATCACAAAAGATAATTAGAAATGTATCAAACAGGTACGATAAAGATTACATGCCAAGACAAGAGATGGGTGATCTTACGAGATACTCTGACATCACACAGGTGGACATGTCACATGGCGAATGGTTAGTGTTGACAACAGCAAATCATTTCTTGGATGACATCAAAGAGTTTTGTGAATTACAAGGTTGGTATTATTCACACAAGCATAGAAACTCTATCAAATTAGATTTACTTCTTGCAATACAAGCGTGGGAAAAGTGGAGAAAGATTGAAACAACTTTACCTGTGGCGTCAATAAAAAATATTTATTCTTATCTGGGTGACAATGTAACCAAAGGTTATCGCACCGGTAAAACAATGGACGATAACGAAGAGGGTTATTACATTGAAGAGTGCACCGAGAAACACGGATTGCAAACTACAGACGTTTGGTACAAAGCGTTTGAAGGTTTAGATGTAGAGACAGAAAACTACATAAGAAATATGTTGGCCAACAAAGAAAAGATTACACAAACACCACGTATAACGCTATCAACAATACACGGAGCTAAAGGTGGTGAAGCTGACAATGTATTACTTTTACCTGATATTACCAAGTCTGCACTTGATCACAATGACGTAGATCCAGACGAGCTACATCGTTTGTTTTATGTAGCAGTAACAAGAGCAAAAAAATCTTTACACATATTAGAACCAAAAAACTATGAAAGGAGTTACGTGATATAATGCCCTTTAGAGATAAAGAAAAAGCTAAAGTTTCTAACATAAAATATTTAAATACCGAAAGCGGTTTTATAATATCTAAGTGGAACGACATAAAAAAAAGAATCGACAAGGCAGCTAAAATAGAGAAAGCAGGTGGCGACTATAGAAAGTCAGCCGGCTCACAAAAGATTGCAAAACTAGAACACACTCTAACAAAAAAAGAATTTTTAGAGGCTTGGGAAGAACACAAAACAAAGTATGGTTGGAATTGTTACTATCTAGGCACTCCTATGATAATAGGTAGAAAGTTAGCCGTCAAAGGTGCAAAGAAAAGAAACGCAACGCCTCCTAATTTACTTTCTATTGATCGTTTTTATTCTGACGTTGGGTACACAAAAGATAATATTGTGTTTTGTTGTTGGGCTGCAAACGATGAGAAAGGCGCCATATCAATAAACTTGTGTAAAACAATAGTAAGAAAATATTGGGAACGATTACAAAGACCAGGTAGAAAGTTGTATGCAGAAGGTGGACCTACAACAAGCATGGATTACGGTTTGTGGGACATACGCAACAGACGTAGAATTGCTAAACACGCGAGGAAGAAAAAATGACTGACAATGTAAATCACCCACCACACTACAAGCAAGGCGAAATAGAATGCATCGACGCCATAAAGTCTGCGCTGGGTGACAGTTTTAAATTTTATTTACAGGGAAACGCCATGAAATATTTGTGGAGACATCAACACAAAGGCAAGATTATAGAGGACTTAGATAAGGCCATATGGTATATTAATAAATTGAAAGAAGAATATAAATGAGAACATTACAACAACCACTCTTCACTCCAGAAACAGAGTGGGTGCCACCAAACAGACTACCAGATCTATCTAGTTATTCAGATATTGCAATCGACTTAGAAACAAGAGACCCTAATCTTTTAACTCTAGGATCGGGAGCGGTAAGAAGAGACGGGGAGATAGTCGGCATAGCCGTTGCGGTCGAAGGCTGGTCCGGCTATTTTCCTATCGCGCACGAAGGTGGCGGCAACATGGATCGGGCAATTGTCTTAGATTGGTTTGAAGAAGTTCTAAACAATACAGCTACAAAGATATTTCACAATGCAATGTATGATGTGTCCTGGATTAGATCACTTGGCTTTCATATCAACGGTGGCATCATAGACACAATGATTGCTGCAAGTTTGATAAACGAAAACAGATTTAGTTACACACTGGACTCTGTTTCAAAAGATTACATAGGCATGCGTAAGAACGAAAGGTTACTACAGGAAGCTGCAAAAGACTGGGGCATCAATCCAAAAGCAGAGATGTGGAGATTACCTGCACCGTTTGTTGGTGAGTATGCAGAGAAAGATGCAGAGATTACACTGAAACTATGGCACGCGCTACAACACGAGATTACAAAACAAGATCTTTGGGATGTTTTCAACATGGAAACAAATTTGTTTCCTTGTTTGGTTGATATGAAATTTCAAGGTGTTCGTGTTGACCTAGATATAGCGCAGAAAATAAAGAAAGATTTATTAAAAAAAGAGAAAAATTTACTACAAAAGATAAAAAAGATATCTGGCTTTGACGTTGAGATATGGGCTGCTGCATCAATTGCAAAAGCATTTGAGAAAGAAAAGATACCATACGACAGGACAGAGAAAGGTGCACCAAGCTTTACAAAAAACTTTCTTGCAACACACCCGGCTGATTTACCAAAGCTGATTGTAGAAGCCAGAGAGATCAACAAAGCAAACACAACCTTCATCGATACGATATTGAAACACAATCACAAGGGCAGGATACACGCAGAGATAAACCAGATACGATCTGATCAAGGCGGCACGGTTACAGGCAGATTTAGTTACAACAGTCCAAACCTGCAGCAGATACCTGCAAGGCACAAGGAGCTGGGCCCGCTGATTAGATCTATATTTATACCAGAAGAGAAACAC